TTGGGATATGGTAAAAAGATTAACTGGCATGATGCGTTCTTGGGCACACAAATTAAAGGACCATATCCAGTTAAAGAAGTTATTAACGAATTAACAAATAATAAGATGGTAGGAGTTGCCAGCGGTAGAGCAGAGTTTGGGCCTCGCGCATTAGGTAATCGTAGTTTGTTAGCAGATCCACGAGGGCCCGAGATAAAGGATAAAGTCAATGAAATCAAACGTAGACAAAAATTTAGACCGTTCGCACCGGTCATTCTAGAAGAATATGTTAATGAGTATTTTATTATGCCTCGCGGCTGGTATGACAGCAGGTATATGCAAGTCATCGCTACTTGTAGGCATCCTAATCTTTATCCCGCTATTGTTCATCATGACGGTACTAGTCGTGTACAGACAGTTCCAAAAGATGGATCCGGGATTCGACAACTATTAGAAGCATGGTATAAGAAAACAGGCTGTCCTATGTTATTGAATACAAGTCTAAACATACGCGGCGAGCCTATGGTCAATGATCGCAGTGACGCGGACCGTTTTGAAAAACTTTATAAACTAAAAGTCATTTCATAAGTAGTTACATGCTACGTGATGTGTTTTATTATGGACACAAGCCAAACGTCCATCCAAGAGAAAAGTCTGCTAAAAATCTAGAAGATGCTAGATATCAATCTACTACAGAACACTTTTGGATAGTGAATGAGTATTGTGATTATACTAATTTTGATTGGGACTTTGACTTTGATTTTTTGCCAAACGAACAAGTATGGCATGAAACTTGTAATAACGCATGGCCAAGTTTAATACAGAAAGATAGCGGTACATGGCTATGCCCTAAACAATATACAGATAATATTGTTTATCGTACAGACGTACAACCATTAAAACGACACGAAGATACTTCACACTGGGTATTTTTAGATAAAGTTGATAAAACTAAGTTTGATTTTAGTTGGCATCCCGACCCTACCAGTCCCCCTTTTATATATAAGTGGGGTTGCAAATGGTATGAAAGTCAAATCAAACACGTACTTGAATATCATGTCCCCGGTGCAACACAAGAAAGATGGATGGATGAAGTTGTAGAACTAGAACCAGATTATGAAAATCTAGTAATTACACAGGCGGTAGACAGTGAAAAATGGGATTTAAGTTGGCGCCCTGACCCACGCGACCCACCATATATCTATGTATGGGGTAACAAATACATTGATGGCACACTTAAAAGTACGATTGAGTATCATACTCCAAATGCTACAGAATATAAGTATATGCCAGAACTTATCGACGTATTACCTGAATATGATCGTTGGGAAGCAGCACACATAGATAAAACAACATTTGATTTTACTTGGAGACCTGATCCAAGAGAGCCAGCATACATCTATGAATTCCCTACACAACATCAAGAGAACGGTGGACCAAGATATATTGTTCCCGGAGCAACTGAAGTCAAATATATCAACATTCAGAAATCTAAAAGATTGCCTAATAAGAACAACTGGGAAATACCTAATAATGTCAACACAGACAATTTTGATTTTAGTTGGCACCCTGATAGTGTGAGTCCTCCCTACATATATGAGTTCTCTACAGTATGGAATGATCGTGGCGGACCTGTTTATACTGTTCCAGGGGCTATCGAAAAGAAATATATTGATAATGTAAAAGCAACATTAAAAATTAATAAGACTAATTGGGAAATACCTAGTCATATAGACACTACAGATTTTGATTTTAGTTGGGTACCACACCCGGAAGCACCTCCTTACATATACGAGTTTGGTACGCAGCATCAAAAGACAGGAGGTCCGCAATACATAGTTGAAGGAGCAACAGATATAAAGTATGTTGACGTTCAACGTGCAAAAAAATTACCTAATAGAAAACTATTTGAATTTTTTGAAGATATAGAAGTAGCAGATTTTGATTATAGTTGGCACCCTGACAGTACTGATGAATCATACATATATGTATTTGGTAACACGCAGTACCCTGCAGAGATAATGCCTACAGTAAAATACACAGTTGAAGGTGCTACACAAATAAAGTATGTTAAACATATAACTGCAACATTAAAGCAAACAAGAAAAAATTGGATAGTACCTAAAAATATAGATAGTACTACATTTGACTTTAGTTGGGTACCAAACCCCAAAGACCCGCCCTACATTTATCAGTTTGGTACACAATGGCAAGAAACTGGCGGACCTAAATATGTTGTAGCAGGCGCAACTGAAGTAAAATATGTTGACAATGTAATAGGTCATTTATTATCAGAAAGAGATAATTGGGAAATATTAATACCAATTATTGAAAATGAATTTGACTTTACTTGGCACCCACACCCAGATGATCCTCCATACATATATGTGTTTGGTAATAATCAATATAAAGCAGAAGAAATGCATACCGTGCGTTATGTAGTAGAAGGGGCTACCAAATACAAATATATGACTAATCCTGTAGCAAAACTCGCTGCTGATATGACGCACTGGATAGTGCCTGAAAATATTGACGCTACTGGATTTGATTTTAGTTGGAAACCTAACCCCAGTGATCCACCATATATCTATGAGTTCGGTACACAACATCAAAAGACCGGCGGACCTGTATATACAGTAGCAGGTGGAACAGAACTTAAATTTGTAAGTTTTCAAAAAGTTAAAAAATTACCTAATATTGCTAACTGGCAGGTACCTGATGAGATAGACATTACAAACTTTGATTTTAGTTGGCATCCAGATGATACTGAACCTCCTTACATCTATCAATTTGGTACACAACATCAAAAGACTGGTGGACCAGTCTATATAGTACCGGGTGCAACTGAAACAAAGTATATAAAACAAATAAAAACTAAACAGTCATTTACTAAAGGAACGGCTAAAGTTTCGCGTAAAAATTGGCATATACCTAAAAATATTGACGATAGTAATTTTGATTTTAGTTGGCATCCAGATGATACTGAACCACCATATATCTATGAGTTCGGTACACAATGGCAAGAGACAGGTGGTCCTAGATATATCGTAGAAGGCGCTACAGAAATAAAATATATAGGAATACAAAAATCAATTGCTATATCTTATAAAAAACATTGGACTATTCCTGAAGATATAGATGTTAATAATTTTGATTTTAGTTGGCACCCAGACAATAGAGAAGAACCCTACATATATGAATTTGGCACACAACATCAAAAGACCGGCGGGCCTAGATATGTTGTGCCTAACGCAGTAAAAACAAAATTTATTGATTTACAGAGAGCGAAGAAATTACCGAATAAATCAAGTTGGATAATACCTAATAATATTGACGATAGCAATTTTGATTACAGTTGGCATCCAGATGAAACAGAACCAGCATACAAATATGAATTTAATACGCAATGGCAAAAAAATGGCGGCCCTATATACGTAGTTAAAGGTGCAACACAAACTAAGTACCTATACTGCGATACTGCAACTGCTATTCCAACTAAACAAAATTGGGAAATACCTTCTACTGTTAAAGTAAAATATTTCGATTACAGTTGGCATCCAGATAATACAGACGACCCATACATTTATGTATTTGGAAATAATTTATATCCAGCAGAAAATATGGTTACTGTAAAATATGTAATACCTGGGGCCACAAACATCAAATTTCTTAATAATCCTATAGCAACACTTGATACTAACTATAATAATTGGACCATACCTGAAAATATAGACAGAAATAGTTTTGATTTTAGTTGGGTTCCGGATCCTACTCATCCACCATATATCTATGAATTCGCTACTATATGGAATAATAGGGGTGGTCCACAATATAAAGTACCAGGATCTTTCTCTAAAAAGTATGTTGAGAATATAAAAGCAAAAACACTTACTAATAAAAAACCGTGGAAGATTAATATTCCTATAGTCGATGACGGCACTATTTTTACTTGGACTCCTCATCCCGAAGCGCCACCATATATATATGTATTTGGCAATAAGTGGAATAACGCTGAGAAAGAAAGTACGCTTGAGTATCACGTACAAGGTGCAGTTAAACGACACTATGTACACGATATTTTAATTACTGTGAAACCAAACAAAGATAATTTTACGGTATTACATCCTATAGTAGAAACTAGTTTTGACTACAGTTGGAGACCAGATCCAGACAGTCCTCCCTACATTTATATATTTGGTAATAATCAATATCCAGGCGAAATTATGCCTACTGTAAAATATACAGTGGACGGGGCAAGTGAAGAAAAGTTTGTCTCTGATATTGTAGCGAAATTAGATGTAGATATGACGCACTGGACAAAACTTAATAATATAGATTGTGAACATTTTGATTTCAGTTGGGTACCTAATCCTAAAGACCCTCCTTATATCTATGAGTTTGGTACTCAACATCAAAAAACAGGTGGTCCTATATATAGTGTTCCTGGGGCCACTCAAGTTAAATTTATTGATACACAAAAAGCTACAAAATTAGTAGACCTTAGTCATTGGCAGGTGCCCAACGATGTAGATACTACTAATTTTGATTTTAGTTGGCATCCAGATGATACTGAACCTCCTTACATCTATCAATTTGGTACTCTTGCTGATGACAATGATGGTCCAAGATATATACACCCACTTAATACAGGCGAAGTTGTAAGACTACTACGTATAGAAAGTAAAACAAAAAGATCATCTGAAATTACACGTTCAAGTTTACTATTAGATAAAGAATTACCAAAATATTATATTACAACCACACTTGATGATCTTGTAAAACAGCATCCATCAGAAGTATTTTGGGCACTAAACAAAAATATTAATTACGACAACTTTAATTTTAGTTGGCGGCCAAATATCGAACAGGCGCGCTACGTACACGTATTTGGTAGTCCTGAATCAAAACTAACTCATACATATTTTGTTAGCGGTAAAATGTATAGTGAAGGATCGAAAAAGTTTAACTTTGTTGAAACAAATATTAAAGTTGATAGTGAATATCTATCAGAATTGTTCAATCCTAGTGATATGTTTTATATTGATCGTGGAAATAAAGAGTCGCAAAAACGTTACGAAGAACTAAAAAAGTTATATCCAAATATAATTAAAACACGTTACTTAAATAATTGGGCAGAAACTATATATAGATGTACTAAACGTTGCACTACTCAATTAGCATGGATATTGAATAGTGAGCTAGATTATACTAAATTTAATTTCAAATATTATCCTAATCCATGGCAGATGCAAATGATTCATATATTTGGTACTCAGTGGAGTCACTGGGGAACAACCTATATGATTAATAAAGATACATTCTTTGATGATACTTATGAATTAGGTGTTAAAGTAATTGAACACTTAGCAAATTTAAATTTTGTTAAAGATAGAACTGCAAAGGCTGTAAGTTGCTTATATGATGTTTATCTTATAGATCACGGTAATATGACTGATGAGATAAAAAATCAATTAGAAATAAAAACACAAAAAAATATAATTACTATTCCATATAAAGAAAGTTACCTAAAGACATTTAAAAATCTTTTGCAAGATTTAGAAACTAAAAAAGAACATTATATCTGGATATGTAGTAGCGTATGTGATTATAGTAATTTTGATTTTAGTTTTATTTGCGATCCCTTCGCTAAAGAAAACCTACATGTATTTTCAAGTAACAATCAGAAGTTTGGGGATACATTCTTAATTGATGTTAATAAACTTAGATCATTAGTTACTGATCTAAAGAATTTAGAAGATTATCAAAAAGTAACTTATAATGAGCATTTAAAAGTCCCACGATTTAATCCACCTGTATTTGTAACTACTGAGGATACACACTATAATGCTTATACCAAAGAATATAATTTTCCATATGCATTATTTTATACTAAAGATAATGAAAATCTTACTTGTAACTACAATGAACCTATGTCACTTTGGGCTAGTCATACTAAAAATATTGAAGTATTATCAACTGGTGGTTCTGTACTTGCCATACCTAAACAAATACAAGACCATATAGGAGAACAATTATATGACTATCCACATATTAGCAAATCAAAAAATATAGTTAAATCTAATCCATTAGATATAATTTATTTAAGTAACGGCGAAAAATTTGCTGATAAGAATTATGAATATTTGTTAAAAGTTACTAAGGGATTACAAAACAGAATAGTGCGTGTTGATGGTATTAATGGCAGAGTAAAAGCCTATCACGCAGCAGCAGAAGCCAGCAACACGCCCTGGATGTTTACGATTTTTGCTAAACTTAAAATTGACAAATATTTTGATTGGAGTTGGCAACCAGACAGACTACAATCTCCAAAACATTACATATTTCATGCTAAGAATCCAGTTAACGAACTTATATATGGTCACCAAGCCATGATTGCATATAATAAGAAATTAGCACTTGAAAATAATGGTAAAGGTCTAGACTTTACATTAGATGATCCTCACTCAGTGATAAACATACTATCTGGTGTAGCAGAATTTAATACTGATGCTTATAGCACTTGGCGTACTGCTTTCCGCGAGGTTATAAAACTACAAAGTGATACTAGTGATATAAGTTATGATCGGTTGCAGGTCTGGCTCAATAAAGCAAATGGCATGTTTGCTGAAGATTGTTTACGTGGGGCAAATGATGCAGTAGAATATTATAAGCAAGTAGGCGGAGATATTACTAAACTTAAATATAGTTATGAATGGAGTTGGTTAAAAGAATATTACGATAGGAAATACAAATAATGGCAGTCGTACATAAACATTTAATAATACGTGCTGAAGTTGGTAATCCAATTACTGATGAAAAGGTCGCTATTGACTGGATGAATAAACTAGTTGATAAGATTGGTATGAAGGTCATGATGGGTCCATATGCAAAATATCTAAACGTAGAAGGCAACCGGGGACTTACGGCTGTAGCAATTATTGAAACAAGTCATATCGCATTACATATTTGGGACGAAGATAACCCTGCACTTGTACAATTAGATGTTTATACTTGCGGATATCTCGACCCATATGACGTAGTAGAAGCACTACGTGACTTTCATCCTGTTAAAATTGAGATGAAATATTTAGATAGAGAAAACAAATTAATTGAGTTGCCTTTAGAGTAAAAGTATAAATAAACTAACCGCACGACCTTCTGGAGTAGTGTTTGTCGCACAGCGATGGTTTTATTGAAGGATCAAAGCACTATGCAGGTGCTAAGATAAACCAGAAAAAAGCTTCGGTCAGTACTGTGGGAAGTACAGATCGATAAGACTAGGACAAGGTTCGAATCCAAGCCGAAGCAACACTTTACAAAATACATGTCATCTGTTATAGTTGTTAGATGATTAATCCAAATATCTTAAATTACTTTGACAGTTATACTGACAGTCGTGGTATTCCACACGTTCCTAATAGTGACTGGCGTAACTTAATTACGCAATATGACAAGCGTGATATTAAGGAAAGTTTAACCGAATATATTATTGGTAATAACTTACCTTTCCCAATTAAAGAAATTAGTTATGATGAAATGTCTGACTTGTTTGTAAAATTTACTAAAGCAAGTATGTTGGATCAATACAAATATCCCGGTAGTGTATTTGAACGTGCTGATTACAAATACAAGTATACTGACAACCCGTTGGGTGTAATTGACAAATCACATGCCTATAATAGTGTTAGCAATTACTTTCAACAAACAAACCGTATGAAGTGTGGTAGTAATCTTGTAAGTAGTCCCTGGGACATTTGGCATGATCGTAAAATGTTAAATGACATGAATTGGCACTTCTGGCGTTTAGGCACACTAGGTAAAAGTGATGTATGTGAAAGTACATTTCGCAGTGCATTTCGTATAGGTACATATACAGCAACACAATTTAAACCTAATGTGGCAAAGGGATTATATGAAAAACATAACGCACGTAAAGTATTAGATACAAGTTGTGGTTGGGGAGATAGACTAGCAGGGTTTTATGCTACATCTAGCACAGAGTTATATGTAGGTTGTGATCCTAATCCCGAAGTTTATCAGACATATAAAGATCAATGTTTAGAATATGAAAACTTATTAGGATGTGATAGTGCAGTATTACAAGAATTTGATAATCACTTTATATGTATAGGTATTAAAAAAGTTATTATTTACAATCTACCTAGCGAAGATGTAGACTGGAATCTATACCATAATACATTTGATTTTTATTTTACAAGTCCTCCCTATTACGAAACAGAAAGATATGCTGCTAACAACAGTAGCACACAAAGTTGGGTCCGTTATCCATCGTTTGATAGTTGGAAACATGACTTTTTCTTTAAAGTCAATCGTATGATATGGGATACACTAACTGATGACGCCTTTATGATGATTAATATTATTGAACCTAGAACCGCTAAGGGCGTAAGATTAAATCTATGTGACGATATGGTTGATGATATATTGACTTATCCTAACGCATATTATCTAGGTAAGATTGGTATGCGTATGCAGGCTCGCCCACATGCTATTGTAGAGGCAGACAAGAATAGTATTTTTGTTGAACCCATATGGGTATTTCGTAAGAACAATAAGGATTATCTAAATACAAATATATGATAGACATTAAAGAAATTTTTTATAAAGGTTTACTCGCATACCTAGCAGCATATGTAGGATATAGATTACTACTTGAAGCATGGTGCGTAGCATATGGAATTTTTTACTAATAAGTTTATAGTATAAATACTTTCGCTTATAAAAACACACATACACACAGGAGGTAATTATGAGCAAATCACCATACGAGATCCGTCTGGATCTATTAAGACTGGCCAAGGAAAGTATCTTTGAGCCTTACTTTGTCGAAAGGTCAAGTTTAGAGCAACAATGGGTCGCAGCAAGGGACAATAATCCTAATGCAACCTACCCAAAGATGCCTAATGCACCGACTACTGAAGATATTATTGCTGAAGCAAAGAAACTAAACGAGTTTGTTAGCAACGCTGAATAAATACTTTTGTAGAGGTTTATATGACTGTAGGAAGTGAGGGGAACGATGCTTTGGACGCGGGTGCGAATCCCGCCATCTCCACCAGTAGTATTGATAATATGCCACGCAATCTGTTTTACACAGAACGTGAATGGGGAAGATTAGTAGGTTGGGGTACAGTTCCAATAGAACATACATTGGGGATGAACAGTTTCGACAATGCAAGTAGTACTCAAGCAGACAGTCCGAAAGACGACTAACGTAATTAGCGTAAAACAAAGTAAACGCAAATGATGAAACATTTGCTCTAGCAGCCTAAGGGCATACTAGATGGGGGTGACACCCTTATTAACCAATAGTCAGGAAAGGTCCTTAACGGGACCTTTCTCTAGAAATATTTCTATGAACGCAATTAACAAACTACGTCAAAACTATAAACCTACAGTAGAATATATTGAAAAAATACCAAATTTTACAGTTGAAGTAAAAACTTTACTGAGAGAATTTGAAAACTGTAAATCCTTAGATTGGATAGATAATTTTATGCAATTGAAATTTGCAATCATGCAGAGATATCAGTGGCATGATGTAATCAATTCTATGCCATACACTAAATCAGTATTTGAGAGTTTAACCAAATATATTCCCTACAATAGCATATATTATCGATATGTTAAACCGCACACATGTTATAATTGGCACGTAGACAAAATGGAGTCGTGCTTACACATACCACTTATAACTAATCCTGGATGTAAATTTGTATATGAAAACAACGTTTTTTCAATGCCAGCAGATGGGTCTGTTTATTTCGTCAATAATAGTATTTTTCATACTTTTGCAAATGCAGGTACACAACCTAGATTACACATAACACTAGATATATTCTAATAAATACAGACATGGATATTAAAGAACTAGAAAGTTTTAAATTAAGTGATGCTGTAAAGTTCCATGATGAGTTGAACCCAGAACTATGGACTAGTAATGGTGAATTATTACCAGAAGTTTATGACAAACTTACAGTTATTGCTAAAGATTTTATGAGCGAACTTGGATTAAGCAATCTTAAAGTTGATGACATTACAATATCTGGTAGCAATGCAGCATATAGTTATACTCCATACAGTGACCTTGATCTACATATACTAGTAGATTATATGAAGTTACCAGACAACGAAGTTTATAAAGAACTTTTTAACGCTAAGAAAACAGTTTATAATGATAATTACGATATAAAAGTAAATGGCGTTCCAGTAGAATTATATGTACAGGATAGTAATCAAAAACACTCTAGCATAGGTGAGTATAGTTTACTTAATAAAGACTGGATTAAAAGGCCTACTAAACGCAGAGCAAATTTTAACCAAAGTGCTACACAACTTAAGTATGAAAAGTTAGGCGAGTTAATTGAACTTGCTATCAAAACAAAAAGTATAAACAGAATAGAAAAAGTTTTAGACATTATTAAGCGTTATCGCAAAGCAGGATTAGAAAAGACAGGGGAGTTTGGTCCTGAGAACCTAGCCTTCAAAGCAATACGCAAACAAGGTTTGTTTCAAAAATTATATGACCTACGAAATGAGTTACGTAGTGAGAAACTAAGTTTAGAGGATAGTATGGCAGAAGAAGAGTTGAATGAAGCTAGCGGTTACATACCTAGCAAAAAAGAAAAAAACGATCCACGATTTAAAACAGCATTAACCGTCGATGTAAAACCAGATAGTATAAGAAAGAATGCTCAAGCATTTGCGTTTAAAACAAGTAGAGCAGGTATTCCTCCTAAATTAAGTACAAGTGGTAAATTTAAAGTAATTAAAAAATGAGTCATACATCTATTAAAATTTTAGTAATGGGACTGCCCGGTAGCGGTAAAACTTATTTTGCAAATAAATTACGTGAAGAATTAATATCAATTATAGGGGTCACTGTTACATGGTATAATGCCGATGAAATACGTAAAACATACAGCGACTGGGATTTCAGTTATGAAGGTCGTATTCGCCAAAGTCATAGAATGGCTCAATTAGCTCTTTCTGCTCCCGGTACATATTGTATCTGTGATTTTGTAGCCCCATTGGTTGAAATGCGTAATAATTTTAAAGCAGATTGGGTAGTATGGATCGACACGCTTGAACGTGGAAGATTTGAAGATACTAATAAAATGTTTACACCTCCTAAAGAATACGATTTTCGTATTACAGAACAAAATGCAGAGTTGTGGGCTCCTTATGTAGCCGAACGTATATTAAAAAACCAGCGAAGGCCAATATTTAATTATCAAAAAGAAACAGTACAAATGTTAGGTCGCTGGCAACCGTGGCATGCAGGTCACCGTGCATTGTTTGAACGTGCTATTGCTAAGACTGGACAAGTATGTATAATGATACGTGACTGTCAGGGATGGAATGGGTCAAACCCATTTGCTATTGAGCAGGTAAAAGAGTATATTCGTAGAGACTTAGATCCAAAGTATCAAGGTCAATATGAAATTGTTGTAGTTCCAAATATCGTTAACATTACATATGGGCGTGATGTAGGTTACAAGATTGAGCAAGAGGTCTTTGACGATGCGATACACTCAATATCTGCCACAAAAATCCGTAAAGAGATGGGACTCAAGTAACGTGCATCGTAGATTTGAAACTGCACTGGATGCCAGTTACATTGTTGATGACCTTGACAAACAGGCACGTAGTCTAAATTATAATAGTGATATTCGCAAACTTATAAAGAATGCACAGAAACTAGTAGGGGTATTAGGCAGCTCCGAAGTACGCGCTAGACAATTACATAAGCCCTATCTAGCCAATAAGCCACGCGAAGAATTAGCCAAGGCTATTGATTACTGCGAAAAGATGCTACTGATACTGAGATTGTTCCAATGAACATTTACCTAGAAACAATAATCGGCATAGCCATGAGTTTGGGCCTTACCTTCGCATTTGCTATACTAGCAGGCCTGCTAGGATTTCTAGCCTCAATGGCCACAGGCTATAAAAAACACAAATAAAATCAATGACTTATATAGCCTGTAAAAAGGCTTGACTTTGGGTCTGTTTGAGCGCATACTGTATCTATAGTTGATTTACGGAGATTGATATGTTTCAGAACAAGGGAAATTTACATGAGTTTGTTGTGCGCACTAACAAGTGGCGCAGCGTTTGGAATCATGCTCCGCTCAGTCTAGAGGTCAGGTCTGATCGCAAGATTCTTGCGGACATTATTGAAGGTGAACTCAGCCCCGAAAATCTGACCTGCGACGGCGAACTTCCCCGTAGTGAGGTCGCTGCGAAATATAATCACTTTACACGGCTCTTGACCCAACTCAAGGAACTTGACAAGGCTTGACTTTGGGTCTGATTGGTATTACCATATATCTATAGTTGATTCACGGAGAGATTTTATGTTCCAGAAAGAAAAGTTGATTACTCTTAAGTTTTATGCCGACCCTGGTCATGGTTGGGTCGCGGTCAAGCGCAAGATGCTGCACGATCTGAATATCGCCAGTAAGATTACAGGCTATTCATATCAGAAGGGTCAAACTGTATACCTCGAGGAAGATATGGACCTCGGTACTCTGCTCAAGGCGCTGGGGGAAAAATTGATTGGTGTCAAACTCAAGGAGAAGCATACTAATCGTTATAGCCCAATTCGTTCATATGATCGATATCAGGCTTGACAACAGGCGTGAATAAGTATAGGCTGAGTATACATTAATTGATAGGAGACTCTCATGGCTATTTCTGATAATCTTACAGTAACATCTGTACAAGCCCGCAAGGCAATTCTTAAAGCATTTAAGGCAAAACGCCCAGTATTTCTCTGGGGACCGCCCGGCATTGGCAAAAGTGAAGTAGTATCTGAAATTACTACTGAACTAGGCGGCTTTATGATAGATTTGCGTATGGCTCAAATGGAGCCAACTGATTTACGCGGTATCCCATTCTATAATAAAGATATAGGAAAAATGGACTGGGCTCCGCCGATTGATCTGCCTGATGCTGAACTTGCTAGCAAGTACCCCATCATAGTATTGTTTCTTGATGAAATGAACAGCGCAGCACCTGCTGTCCAGGCTGCGGGCTATCAGTTAGTACTCAATCGTGCTGTAGGTAAGTATCGACTGCCTGATAATGTTGTTATCGTAGCAGCAGGTAATCGTGAAAGCGACAAGGGTGTGACTTATCGTATGCCCATGCCCCTAGCAAATCGTTTCCTACATATTGAGATGAGAGCAGATTTTGGCAGTTGGCAAACTTGGGCTGTCAACAATGGCATTCATACTGATGTTGTAGGTTATCTGTCGTTCGCTAAGAATGATTTGTATGATTTTGATAGCAAAAGTGCTAGCAGAGCATTCGCTACCCCGCGTAGTTGGACATTTGTTTCAGAGTTACTTGCCGACGAGGCAGATACCGACAACGATACTATGTTCAATCTTGTAGCCGGCGCAGTAGGCGAGGGTCTTGCAGTCAAGTTTATGGCTCATCGCAAAGTGAGTAGCAAGATGCCCAACCCAACTGATATCTTGTCAGGCAAGGTCAAGGATCTCAATGTCAAAGAAATCTCGGCAATGTATTCCTTGACTACTTCAATGTGCTACGAACTACGTGATGCAATTGAAAACAAGGTTGATATGAAGAAGTTTCATACTATGTGTGATAATTTCTTTAGTTACATGATGGCTAACTTTGAGACTGAACTAGTTGTTATGGGTGCTAAAGTCGCGCTCAAAACTTTCAAGTTGCCTATCGAACCTGGACAACTTAAAAATTTCGATGAGTTTCATAAGAAGTACGGCAAGTACATTATCGAGGCTGGTAACTAAAAAATAAATCCTGCTCGGTAGACTGCTAATTATATGAGAGTCATTAGCGGTCTACTGGGCAGGTACCTTTTATGTTAGCAAAGCAAATTACAAAATGGATCAAAGACTACGCCAAACAAAATAGTATTAGTGCGTTAGTTGTTGGTGTAAGTGGTGGTATTGATAGTAGTGTTGTTAGTACACTTTGCGCACGAACCAAATTAAAAACATATGCTCTTACAATGCCAATTCGTCAAAGTGAGCAAACACATAGTTTGAGTTTACGTCATAGTGAATGGCTTACAAAAAATTATAAAAATGTAAAACATATTAATATTGATTTAACTAGAACTTTTGATGTATTTGATAGTACATTGACATTACCATATTTTAATAGTCAATTAGGCTTTGCAAATAGCCGTAGTCGGTTACGGATGATGACACTTTATCAAGTAGCACAAAGTGTAAATGGTATTGTTGTTGGTACAGGTAATAAGGTAGAAGATTTTGGTGTAGGATTCTTTACTAAATATGGCGATGGTGGTGTTGATATAAGCCCAATTGCTGATTTGATGAAAACTGAAGTTTGGCAGTTGGGTACTGAATTGGATATCTTACAGGATATTGTCGATGCTAAACCTACAGATGGGTTGTGGCATGATGGTCGCACAGATGAGTACCAACTTGGTATGGATTATCCTAGCCTAGAAGAGGCTATGATGCATCATCAAAACGGAACAGTCCCAAAAAGTAAAAAGGCTAATAACAATCTAAAAAAATATATAAAAATACGTAGCCAAAATCTGCACAAAATGACTGCTATACCCATTTATAAGAAACCCTAATACTATCAATAACTTACGTACATGCATTTACATTGACTCAAACACCGATATATATTATAATATACATATGATGAACTCTCAGGTAATCAATATGTCAGATGTTATCCCCGGCACTAAGGGTCGCAAAAAGTCAAAACGTAATAAAAAGTTTGACAATCTTATAGGGCCCACAGATAGTAAAATTGATGCTGCTGCGCGTGAACGTCTTGTGACTGCGCGTATCGGTCTTTTGTTACGTCATAGTTTTTTCGGTAATCTTGCTACACGTATGCAGTTAGTAAATGCTGATGATTGGTGTAGTACTGCTGCTACTGACGGGCGCAAGTTTTATTATAATAGCCGTTTCGTTATGTTACTGAAACCCAAAGAAGTTGAGTTTCTTGTAGCCCACGAAGTGCTTCACGTTGTCTATGATCATATGGGCCGTCGTAATGAACGTGATCCGCAAATTTTCAATATCGCAAATGACTATGCTGTAAACGCTGACCTCAAACGTCACAAAGTAGGTCAGTTTATTACTAGCGTCCCTGCACTTTACGAACAAAAGTATGATGGCAAATCATCAGAAGAAATCTATGACGATCTTATGAAGAATGTTAAAAAGATTGACATGGATCAACTCATTGATATGTTGCTTGACGATCATATGGATAGTGATGAGGAAGGTGAGGGTGAGGGTGAGGGTGAGGGTGACGGACAGGGCAATGGCAAAAAGAAAGGCAAGCGTCCCAGTATGACTGCTGAAGAGCGTGAGGCTCTCAAGCAGGAGATCAGGCAGGCTGTGATCAATGCTGCTCAAAGTGCTGAGGCGGGTAGTTTGCCTGCTGGTGTTGAACGCATGATTAAAGACATGACGAATCCTGTCATGCCCTGGCGCGAGTTGATTCAGACTAATCTTACTAGTGCTATCAAGAATGACTTTAGTTTTATTCGCCCCAGTCGTCGAGGCTGGCATATGGATGCAATCATGCCCGCTATGACTCCGGGCGAAGAAATCGATGTTGATGTTTTTATTGATTTATCAGGTAGTATTACACCTGAACAAGGCAAAGCATTTATTAGTGAAGTTGCTGGCATGATGGGATCGTTTGATGGCTATCGTGTTAATGTTGCTTGCTTTGATACTGAAGTTTATAATCCGCAAACTTTCACTAGTGACAATCTTGATACAGTTGAAGATTACAAATTAATGGGTGGCGGTGGTACTGACTTTACTTGTATCTTTAAACATCTTAAAGAAGAGGGTCGTGTTCCCACTCGACTAATTGTATTCACTGATGGCTACCCGTTCGGGAGTTGGGGTGATGAAAACTATTGCGATACGATCTGGATCATTCATGGCGATCCCGATCCTAAGCCCCCTTTCGGTACTTTCGCAATTTACAACGATCACAAAAAATAATATATGAAAAAATTTATTGCTATGTGGGATAACACAGGTTTGGAATGCATACTTGATTTATCCAAACATGAACAGGATATTAAAATGTGGGAGAAGCGCAAGGCTTGGAACATATTGAAAGGGGATAAACTTTTTGAACCAAAACCTTCATTGCCATTGAACTCAATGGTAATAAGGGCCCGTGCTAACAATCAACGTCACTATGAAATTTATTTTTTCACTAGTAGTATTAGTGAGCGTGATATACGCAATATGTTTGAAAACGAGCCGCAGACTATTGTGAATTGGATTCGTAAAAATGGGCTCAAGCATTACAGCGACAGAGTAAAGACAAAGGATGTTGTCATCGTGTGATTATTAAAACCATAGAAGAAGTAACAATATTTGAAAGCCCCGATGGGGGCAAAACCATTTATGCGCGTAAGTCAGGTCAAGATTATACACAAAGAGTTTGTATACAAGAAGATCCTGATAAAAAAGATCGTGATCGTTGGTTAGAGTGGCGTGATATATTGGCTGCAAGTAAGCATAATCAAGGTTTAGCAGACCTGGTAGAGAAAGCAGAAACTTTTTATAGGTTATTAAAATGATTGCCCCTATTACATTTGTACCTACACCACGATTAGATTATACTATTGATTACAATGCAACTAAAGAAAATTACAAACTTCTTTTACTTGAGCAGCAAAGAGAAATACAACGAAAAGAAACTTTACGCCTTGAAAAATATCAAGAAGAAAACCGTATAAACGAAAAAAGACTATTAGTAAAAGAATTAGAAGATGTAAAAAGATATGAAGCATTGGCTAAACAAAAAGGGTACTACGATTACAAATATGCTTATTATGTTGGTACATTAGTAGATCAATATATATGATGTTAGTTGGTACAAGTTTGGGCAGATGCTTGCGTAGTCTTGCATTAGGTGAGGTAAATAAAGATGATGTATTGGTTATAATTGCCCGCACATCCGCAAGAGATATTAAAGAACTACAAACAGTGGTTGAGCAATACCACAAAAAGGGTAATAGTACAGTTAGTATGGCAACTCAGTACGATATGTCTGAAATAGATTTAGACTTGCTAAAAGAATTAGCGCAAGATTTATACAATCATGGTAAGATACATCAACCACAATTATATAATGGGTATGGTGGTTTTGTCCATGTTGAATTGTCACGCTATGAAATCTGGATACCATTGTCGCCTAGTCCCAAAACAGATGATAAGCGTGTCGTTGATGCGTATGAAAAATATCAGATTATTAGGAATTTAATGTCTTGAATATTAACCTTCACACATGGTTTGCAAACAGAAAGTTACAATATTTGCCTATCCATTTTATTAAATGTAATGCTACATTAACTGATGAGGGTAAGTTTTGGGTATATGAAACTCTAACAGGTCGATTTTATATTGAGATTAATCATACTCTTTTTAATGATGAAAATAATATTTATTTTGAAGATCCACAAGAAGCAGTAATATATGAACTTAAGTTTTCATAATTAAAAAAATGTACTGCATACAGCACTAGTAAATAACAATACTATATAGGAGAACATAATTATGTTTTTAAGACATATTGGTAAACACGGTGATCGTAAGGTCGCAGTTGTATTCAGAGAGGTTCCAGGAGAAACACACATGTGTCTAGTAGTCTATACTGAATTACTAGGACAGAATATTCATAATCCAATGATGGCAACTATCGAAGGCGATATAGGTCAGAATAGCGAACATCTTGCTGATGCATTAAATCGTACATATACGAAGGACGGTCGTCAGATACTTCAAGTACTTCATGCCGAAGGCTTGCTTAAGAAAATTCAAACTGAACAGGTGGTTATGACACCAAGTCCTAATCAAAAAATTAAGTTGAATGAGCTTAACAAGATTCTTGATGAGATGAAGCAAGGGGAAGATGCTGTTAAGAAATTAGCAGAGATGGATGCAAGTCTAGGCTTACAGGATCCACGTGATGTTGCACGCCGTATGCGCGGCGAGTCAACTGTAACTACATCAAACACACTTGATGATACAACTCTAGCAAATAATTTGCGCACTCAAGCAACAAAGATGTTGACTGAGGCTAAGGGATTAATGGCTGAAGCAGATAGACTAAATAAAGAAGCAGACGCTTTACTTCCTAAAAAGGCAAAAAAGAGCAAGACTAAAGTTGTAGCATAATGAGTCCAGAGTTTTTAAAAAAGTGGGAACATATTATAGAAGATGTAGAGAAACATAAGATACCTGTTCAGTTTATTAAAAAACTTGTTATAAAGTTAAAAAACAAACGTCAACAGACTATTAATATCAAAAAGTTTCTTGATCAAGGTCTAGATCCAGATCAAATTGAAGCAGCAGTAAGTAAGAAACTTGCTGGAATGGATGATGAATTGCAAAGCGTCGAATTTGTTCTGAATATAGAAAGCATAGCGCAAGCAGTGCAGCCGGAAACAGATAAACTATTGAACAAACTTAGTTAATGCTTGAATATCATAAGTTATTAGAGGACATTCTTAAAAACGGAGAAATCAAAGATGACCGAACAGGTGTCGGTACTATCTCTGTTTTCTCTCGCCAATTAAGGTTTAATTTACGTGAAAGTTTTCCTGCTATTACTACAAAGAAGTTAGCATGGAAAGCCTGCGCAGGTGAACTACTTTGGTTCTTAGAAGGTAGTAGCGACGAACGTAGACTAGCAGAGATCACGCATGGATCAAGTAGCGGCAAAGTCACTATCTGGACACCAAATGCATTGGCAGGTTATTGGAAGCCTAAAGCAAAGTTCGATGGTGATCTAGGTCGTGTATATGGTGTACAATGGCGTGATTGGAACGGAGTAGATCAAGTAAAAAAACTAGTTGAAGGGTTGAATAATAATCCTCGCAGCCGCAGGCATATACTTAGTGCATGGAATGTAGGCGAACTTGATGAAATGGCATTGCCCCCTTGCCATGTTATGAGCCAATACTATGTCAATAATAATAATGAACTTAGTTGCCATATGTATCAGCGTAGCGTCGATGTCTTTTTGGGCTTGCCATTCAATATAGCAAGTTATGCATTATTAACACATATGCTTGCTCAAGTATGTGATCTTAAGGTAGGCGAACTAATAATATCAACAGGCGATACCCATATCTATAAAGATCATGTCGAACAGGTGAACGAACAGTTACGTCGGGAGATGTATAAACAACCCACACTATGGCTTAATCCAGACATAAAGGACATTAACAAATTTACTATGGATGATATCAAGTTGATTGACTATCAAAGCCATGATAGTATAAAGGCTAAGATGGCAGTATAATGCAAGAAGTAATCGTACATAGTATCATGATGGGTGACGTGGAAGATCCTGATCTATTCGTTGCTGAACCTATATATAAGTGGCAGCAAACAGATGAGGGTAAATGGATAATGAAAAACAGTTTACAACAGCCCATGTGGCGCAGAGTTGTTGATCAAGCAACATATGGGCATCGTTATGATATCATAGCCTATCTTGAGGGCAGTAATTTAACGTATTGGAAACTTAAATATGAGTGATATATTAGTAACAGGTGGTTATGGTCTTATTGGTCATAACGTAGTAAGAAAATTAAAAGATTTACGTCATCGTGTATGTGTAATTGATACACAAACCAATTACGGTATTATACCACAAGACGAGATTGAATATCTAATGGAGCAGCGCAAAAGAGTAACAGGGGCTGTTGAAAATTATGCGCATGATATAACTGACAGATTTTTAATGAATTATGTTTTCAGAAGGTTTATGCCAGATATTGTAATACACATGGCTAGTTATCCAAGACAAAAAGTAGTAAATGCTAACCCACCAAAAGGTGCTAAAGTCATGTGCGAGGGCTTACTCAATTTGCTTGAAGAAAGTAAACTACACAAAGTTAAAAAATTTCTTTACATTAGTAGTAGCATGGTCTATGGCGACTTTAAAGATGATGTAAAAGAAGATGCTATTTGTAGACCGCAAGGACAATATGGTATTATGAAACTTGCAGGTGAATGGCTTGTTAAAGATTATACACGTAGTACAGGTATAGCACACACTATTATACGTCCAAGTGCTGTATATGGACCGTTAGATGTTGAAGATCGGGTAATTGCAAAGTTTATGTTAAATGCTATGCGTGATGTTACACTTAAAGTAAATGGTGCAGGCGAAACACTTGATTTTACATATGTAGATGATGCTGCCAATGGTATTGTAGCCGCAGCATTATCAAGTAATACAGATAACAAAACATATAACATAACAAAAAGCCATAGCCGCACACTACTTGATGCAGCAGAACTTGCAGTAAAGATTACAGGTAAGGGTAAAATCGAAGTTAAAGATAAAGATGTTGATTTCCCAAGTCGCGGAGCATTAAATATTGACGCTGCACGTAAAGATTTTAACTTTGATCCTAAAGTTGATGTAGAAGAAGGCTTTCAAAAATACTATGATTGGTTAAGCAATAGTGAGTTTTGGCAGTCTAAACTCTAATGTTTTTTTATATTGGTAAAGATTGTCCTATTAAGTCTGTAAATAAGGTAGCAGACAATTTGTTTTTGGACAAAGGTTGGAAGTGTAAAAATATTGACGGTATTAATTACTGGTATAAAGGATATAGTACTGAATGTGTACTAGAGGATAGTATCAGTTATATTATAGGCAATAACAAACCCACAGGCAAATGGTTAGTTATTTCAGAAAATAAAGATTTATATCATCCTGAATTACGAGGGTGCCCAGTATATAAAGACGATTCTGGCATAAAAACCAATATACCTTTGCCAAATTTAGATGCTGATAGTTGTAGTACAACAAACATCCACAAATTTACTAATTTATCTTTAGAAGAAGCATCAAAATACATAAATGAAATACTTGAAGAAAATATCAAAAACTTTCTAAATTATAATAAAATAGAAAAATTAAATGTATTATTCAGCGCAGGTATAGACACTCTGACTGTTTGGTCTATAGTTGACAATCTTGGATTAGATTACAATTTACATATTACTACACCAAAAGTAAACAATATATTTGGTGTCAAACAAGAATATGAATCTGATTTAATTGATTTATGTAGACAAAATTTTTGGGGCTACAAAATGACCAGTTGCTATCTTAAAGAAAATTGGTACATTACAGGGTTCTATTCAGAAAGAGTACAACTACGTGAAGTTTCGCAGGGACACGTGATTGCTAATTACATGGGTAAAAAATTATATAATATTCCCAACAAAGATGATTATTTGTATTACTTTTTACAAAGACCAGATTGTAAGGAAAATAATTACCCAACATATGATAATGAAAAGGATGTATTAAACTGGTGTAATGGTAGTGTTTTTTATGACCATCAGATGTGGCATATTGATAATAATTATCATTTTAGTCCGTTCAATGATCTTAGAATTACTGAAGTGATGAATCAAGTATCCCTAACTGATATAGTAAGTAATGCATTAAATGCTACAATACAGAAAAATATTATTAAGTACAATAGACCTGATTTTTTACAAATACTATCACAATATAAAAATGCAGGCAATATTTGGGCTAACTATAAAAAGAACTTTAGTAAAATAAAATTACGTGAAAATATAAACAAATTTATTACCTAATATGATACCTTTCTTTGGTTTAGCAAAACAACATAAAAATTTAAAAGACGAGTTGTTGGACGCAACTGATAAAGTACTATCAAGTGGTATTTTAATGGATGGCGAGTATACTGCTAGATTTCAAACTTGGCTAGCGATGTATACTAAATGCTTATTCGCTGTTACTGTACATAGCGGCACACAAGCACTAGAGATTATGGCTAAATGGGCTATAAGAGATCATAATCTATTAATGAATGCTGAGATCGATCCTAAAGAAAAAATCGAACCTATAGTACGTATACCAAATATAACTTATATTGCTACCCTAAATGCTTTTCTGAATGCAGGTTTTACGATTGAACTTACAGACACAGACAAAAATGGATTAATGATATTTGATCAAAATGACTTAAGTGATTTTACAAAATATACATGTAATGTGGGTTTATATGGAGCGAACCCTAATAAAAGTGCTATATCAGGCTTAACAGCAGATTTAATTGATGGCGCACAGCATTGGCTAGTTGCCGACGATATAGGTCAAGGCATGGCTGTAAGTTTTGATCCTACAAAGAATTTACCTGCTAGTGGCAACGGGGGTGCTATTATAACGAATGATCGTAGCCTGTATGATTTTGCGTATAGTTATCGTAGTAACGGTAAACATGAATATCAGATAAGCGGGACCAACAGTAGGATGAGCGAACAAGAATGCGCACAATTATTAGTCAGAGCAAAGTACATTGATAAGTGGCAATGGCGTCGTAAAGAAATACGCCATTACTATCTTGATGAATTTAAAAACATTGATTTACGTTGCTTAAGCCGTGATCACATGGTACACGCTGATCAGAAGTTTGTGGTTTATACAGATAAGCGTGATAAATTGTTAAGTCATTTAATTGCTAATGATATAGAAGTAAAGATTCATTATGCTAAGGCATTAAGTGAGTTACCTATAGCACAAAACATTAAAGTTAAACCTGATATGTTAAGCACTAGTATTAATCTTACGAGAGGATTATTGAGTTTGCCTATATATCCTGAATTAACAGATAGCGAAGTAGAATATATTACCAAAAAAATTAAAGACTTTTTTCAATAGATTTATTAAAATATTTTACTAATGTTAAAATATCATTTTGTGTATTACTAGATAGTTGTGTGAATGGATCAATATTATTTTGTTTTTTAGGTAAATCAGAATACAAATCAAATTCTAAATTTTCGTAGCATACTATTTCACAATTAGTTTTATCAAGTTTATACCAAATTATTATTCTATCCACTAAATTCTTAAGTACATCATAAGTAACATTTATATTTTCATAAATTTCTTTAGACTTCTTATATTGAGTAGTACCATAAGCAAGAGCATAGCTAGATATCTGACTTTTTACATCCTTTCTATACAAAAATATATTTTTATCTGCTATGTTAAATAGGGTGCTATATGCTAACTCACTCATGGGTGAAATATGATTGTAAAATATAGAGGGATTTTTAGTATGATTATGTTTTGATAAAAGTTCCAATCTATATTTTTCTTCAGCAATACTATCTAGAATTCTTTTTTCATGTTTAATAATATATGTAATACACTTACGCATGCCGTCGTACATATAATATTTGTAGGCGCAGCCATGTTCATATTCGTATACAAAATCGCCATAAAAAGGTTTTAAATAATTTATAAAATGAAATTGATTTAAATATTGAGTATATAAGTTTGTTCTTTTGTTTTCAGAACTATATTTTTTGTAAAGATATTGACTATACCAATTACTACCGGTTCTTGGGGTAGACCACAAATTTACAATCATTATTTGCCGACTTTATTATAAATTTCTTTTTGCTTTTTATACCATTCTCGCCATGCAGCATTCTGAGCAGAGCATACATGATACTTGTTATAGTTTCCAACGACTGTAGTTAAAAATTCACTTAAGTAAACTTTGTCTTTGCCTATCTTGTCTAATTGTTCACAATCAACCATTAGTAGTTCCGGGGCTTCGGGAAACTTAGCAGCCACAGGGGTTACTAAAGCACAGCCCGACAAAAATAATAGAGTTACGCAAAATAGTAGTAGTTTTCTCATTTAGTACTGCCCTCGGCTATAATATTCTCATTTCCTGCACTCATATCGTGTGCTTTGATAACTGTATCAGGTATTTTGCAATCGTTATCAAACACTTTTACTTCTCTATCTATATATTCAATTATTTTTTGCCCTTTTAATCTAATAACTTCTTTTTCAGTAACTATCTTTTCGACTATTTGTACATTAGTTTCGGCTGCTTTAGCCTGTGCTTCTGCTACTTTTGCTTCCATCTCTTTTACACGTAGTTCCCATTTGGCTTTCTCAGCCAAACCCCCCTCGAGGTATACACCTAAACTTAATAGTAGTAGACTTATAATTTGTATTGGCAGTTGGTATCGTTTGACAAAGGGTATAAATCCCAGAACAAATCCTGCAATAGTTCCAGCCACACCTGCTAGAAAAATAATATGAACTATGAACTCTGGTAACCAGTTGATTATCCACATATCGTATTTATACTGATAAATACTACAAACGGGAAAAATCATGCCTATCCAAACAATTAATATAGGAACTTCTGCTAATGATGGTACTGGCGACCCATTACGTACTGCATTTCAAAAGGTAAACAATAACTTTGCCTATATTCAAACATCGTCATCTAATATAACAGAAGCAGTTACATTAGACGATACTGCTAACCAAGTTATTTTTCAATATAGTGCAAATACCTTTACTCAAGGTATGTTTCAAATAAAGAGTTTCAATGAAGATAACGATGATAGTCAAGAAGTTATGTTACAAGCGCAGTTGTCAAACGACAGCGCCAATGTAAAATTTACAGGATATGGCAGTAGTTTCTTTGGTAATAATGTTTGTACATATAATATGTCAGTAGATGGGGGTAATGTAGTAGTAACAGTTAGTCCATTAGTAGACGAAGCACTAACCCATTTTATATCATATCAAATTACTTATACTGGAAGTTTGGGAACAGGTTCCTCACTAACAACAAACAGTGATGTTGGTTTAATTACTGAATTCGGTAATGCTGCTATAACCACAGAAAACTAAAATGAAAGCTAAAGAATTTTTAACTGAACAACAGATGGATGAAGTTCATGATCTTCTTGATGTTGTACAATTTAGTTTACCTAATACCTATAAATTAGATAAATTGACCAATAATGATTTTTATCCTATGTATAGATTTGGAGTAGCAATAGCTGATGTGCGTGGTCATGAGGCTGATAATAATCCATTAAATAAAAATATTAATGTATACAAGCCAAAGTTTAATTCTAAAAGCCGTTGGGGAGAAAATATGATTGTCAGCGGGTTTGATTCAGACTTAGAAAGTGTAATCAAAAAAAGTTTACAAATAGTAGGCAAATCAGGAATAACACCTATCAGTTCGTCAAGCAGTGATGAGATGTCTGATGTAAATAATAATTCTATACTGCCAAAATTTAAGGGCTATGTTAATGAGAGCTAAAGAATTTATTACAGAAGTTAAAGGCAAATATCTACAAAGATATAGTCTTCCGGGTACAGGCACACATATTTTTTCCAAAAAAATGGAATATTTTGACAGATTTTATGATCTCAATAGAGTTATGATGGCAGTAGCGTCTACTGATGGAGAAATTGAGCCTAATGTATATGATTCTAGCTGGGTAGGTAAAAATCTTACAGCACATGCTTACACAGACGTTGAACATAAAATGCTTGAGAAAGCCTTTAAAGCAGCAGGCATGGAATATATTGACCTTGTACAAGGTGATGTATCTAGTTCAGAGACAAGTAAGATTAATACAAAGAGTCCTATAAAACCATTCGAAGGTTACAAATAATGCGCGCCAAAGAGTTCGTAAACGAAGCGTCAAGCGGCATGTCGCTCAAACTTGGAATCCTCCTTATCCTGGCGTCCGTGCTGCCATGGATCGCCATTCCCGTGGCGGTTTGGCTGGCGCCCTCCGTGACCATGAAGGCCGCGTGGACCGGTGGCCTGCTGATTGCCGCGGAAGTGCTGTTTTGGGCCGGGATACTGGTAGCGGGCCGGGATGTTTGGTCAGCAGCCAAGCAAGCCGGCTGGAGGCGTGCTTTCCCGTTGCTTTGGCGCCAGTTGCGCGGGCCCAGCAGTGAAGAGTTAGCAGATACTAATAAAGGTTCTGCTTTAAAACCTTTAAAAGGATATAAAAGATGAGAGCGAAAGAACTAATTAATGAAAATGGTAAGTTAGGTAATGTGCCAAATTCTCATAATAAATCCCAACCCGGCGCTTATAAATTTAGAGATAATGGCTTTGACAGAATTTATCATTTAAATCAAATTATGAAGGCTGCTGCTATGGCTGACGGCAGCAAAAATCAAATTAATATGGACGACGAAAGCTTTGTAGGAAAACATAATATGGCCTACCCATATAGCGAATTAGAACATAAAATGATGCAGCAAGCTTTTAAAACCGTTCGGGCGAATCATGCCGAAAACCTCATAAAAAATCATAAAAGCCAAGAACCTGACTATATTAATAAAATAAGTCCCGTTACAGGATTCAAAGGATACAAATAAATTTTTACTGTAATTTTGTGTAATAAGTAATTAAAACTACACAGGAATTAACATGAAAGATTTAATTGATATTGGTATAACTTTAGATTTACCTAAACTAAAACTATACAATGAATGGTTATATACTGCTCACATTTATGACGAAGGTGATAGCGATTTTCACAAGCAATTGACTACCCGTTGTGTACAGCAATATATAGATCCACTCAATTTAGCAAAAGATTCTAAAATACTTGACATAGGTTGCGGCCCAGGATACTTTCTTGATGAAATGAAAACTAGGGGTTACACTGATTTAACTGGTGTAACAATTAGTTTAGGTGATGTAAAAATATGTGAATCTAAAGGTCATAAAATTAAAAGATATGACATTTCATTTATACCACAAAAAGACGGATATTACGACGAAAGTGTAGATTTTATTTTCAGCCGTCAAGCTCTAGAACATAGCCCTTATCCTATCTTTACATTAATAGAATATAATCGTATTCTTAAACAGGGTAATCTTATGTATCTAGAAGTGCCTGCCCCAGATACAAATCGTAGGCATGAATATAATAATAATCATTATAGTGTACTAGGAATCGTACAATTGCTGGCTCTTTTGTCAAGAACAGGATTTGATGTAGTTAAGGCTGAATCTTTTGAGTTTGATGTGCTAGGTCCTAATGAAAAGGGCGAGCCAGGAAAAGTAGAACTTAAAGAAAAATTTAACTGCTTAATAGTCAAAAAATCAAAATCCTTAGACATTAAATAGAGTGCCCAAAAAACGATAAATACTCACATAAATAACCTTTGTGAGAGTATTTTTATGGGTATTAAAATAGGTTCTTATATATTACTATTATTACTAGCAGGATGTGAGTATACTTATCGTTATCCTTGCCAAGACCCTGCTAATTGGGACAAGTTAGATTGTAACAATGATGTATGTAAGGCAGAAGGCGAATGCACAAGTGATGTAGTACGTAAGGTAGATACAAATGTAACTACTGAAGAAGATTTGTTACAAGATAACAAAGATGAAATAAGTAATGATAATTGTGCTAAATCAACAACAGAGACAAGGTATGTTGATGACCGAAAACAAGTTGATATAAAAGTAGTTAAAACAAAGTTACTAAAAGAAAAGAATGAAATAGTTGTAATGGATCCCGAAAATGATGAGTATGAAGTACCAAGTAGAACACCACCAAGTATGGAAGAACCATTGACAATGAATACAATAATTGACACAGCAGCACATAACGCTGCTATAAAGTAAGAGGTGCATATGGGTAAGAGATATACAGAGGCAGAACTTAGTGCTAGAATGCGATTTACTATAGGCATATTACTTGCATTATGTTTAGTTGGTATTGTTTTCGTAGTTCTATACTCACTCATTTTTGTTACTCAACCATTAACTGGTCAGAGTCCTAATGATGCTGAATTTTTTAAACTTATCACACCTATCGCAACATTCTTAACAGGCATACTATCGGGTATAATGTTAGGCAAAACTGATAATAGTGATGATAAGAAAGATGATAAAGAACCAACGTTACTTGAGCATAAAGAGCCGTTAGAACTTGATAAAGATGAAATAGCATAATAAATAAAAAGGATTGATATGTCTATAACGCAATATATTGAAGGTAATAATGATGAACCAGAAAGTAAAAGGTACAACCAAGTATTTGTTTTACCTGTATATTGCATGGAGCATTGTAGCTGATATTACTCTAGTGTCTGGATTAATTTATTTCGTATTCTTTTAATAAGGTTGGTATATGAGTTTAAAAAGTTTACAAAGCAAGATTGGCATATCTGCTGATGGTGCTTGGGGTCCAGGTACATTCAAGGCTGCTATGTCCTATTATAAGTTAACGCCAGTTAGAGCCGCACATTTCTTTGCACAAACAGCGCATGAGACTGGTGGCTTCAAAGCATTTAGTGAAAATCTAAACTATAATGCTGCAGGCTTGACTAGTGTATTTAAAAAGTACTTTATAGATTTAGCAACTGCCAACCGTTATGCACGCCAACCTGAAAAGATAGCTAATCGTGTATATGCTTCAAGAATGGGCAATGGCCCAGAAGCAAGTGGCGATGGTTGGAGATATCGTGGTCGTGGCGCATTACAATTGACCGGTAAAGATAATTATGCAGCATTTGCAAAGTATTGTAATCGTCCAGATGTAATGAGTAATCCAGACATTGTTGCTACAGAACTTGCCTTTGAGAGTGCGATGTTTTTCTTTGAAAGAAATAAGTTATGGGCTATTTGTGATCAAGGTATTAGCGATAGTGCTATATTAGCACTAACTAAAAAGATCAATGGTGGTACGCATGGTCTTGCTGATCGTAGCGAAAAAACAAAAAAATACTTTATGTGGACAGCTGGGACAACACCTGTAGTAACAGTTTCATCGTCTCAGTCAACAGCACCAAGTAACCCTGCTTTATCAGTTACACCTGATATGCAACTTAGCCCACATTTTAAATTAAACGAGTTTACTAAAAGTGAAACTGCTGTTAGAAAAAGAATTGATAATACACCAGGAGCAACACATGCAGCAAATCTTAAAAAAGTCTGTGAGAAAATACTCGAACCAGTTCGTAAACACTTTAAAAAACCAATTCGTATTAATAGCGGCTATCGTGGTCCTGCTCTTAATTCCGCTGTTGGCGGATCAAGCAAATCACAACATTGCAACGGCATGGCCGTCGACTTTGAAATTGACGGACTTGCCAATCCTACATTAGCAAAATGGGTAGCAGATAACTGTGAGTTTGATCAAATCATACTAGAGTTCTATGATCCAAAAGAAGGCCCAAATAGTGGTTGGGTACACGCTAGTTACGCAGAAGGGGCTAATCGTAAGCAGAAACTTACTGCTGTAAATGAAGGCGGAAAAACAGTTTATAAGCCTGGCTTTCTCGCTTAAATACAAGTATGCCCAGTGTTGACACATTAATAAAACAACCTTATACCAAAACCGTTTTTAAAGATCAAAAACAACTTGACGATTTCGTTAAGTGTTGTGACTCAGATTTGGGATACCTTTATTTTATAGATAACTTTTTTTATATTCAACATCCTACACGCGGTAGTTTGTTATATCATCCTTATAATTATCAAGAACGTCTTATAAGCACATATCATAATTACAGATATAGCATAGCACTTATGCCCCGACAAAGCGGTAAGACAACAAGTGCTGCTGGATATTTACTATGGTATGCGATGTTTGTGCCTGATAGCACTATTCTTATTGCCGCACACAAGTATGCAGGCGCGCAGGAAATTATGCAGCGTATTCGCTATGCCTATGAAAATTGTCCTATGTATATTAAAGCAGGCGCAGCGACATATAACAAAGGAAGTTTATTCTTTGATAATGGTAGCCGTATCGTATCAGCCACAACAACTGAAAATACTGGTCGTGGTATGAGTATCACATTGTTATATCTTGATGAGTTTGCATTCGTAAGACCAACAATCGCTGAACAGTTCTGGACATCTATTACACCTACTCTAGCAACTGGTGGTAAGGCTATTATTACAAGTACGCCTAATAGTGACGAAGATCAGTTCGCATTAATATGGAAGGGCGCAAATAAAACCGAAGATGAGTTTGGTAACAAAACTGATGTAGGTAAAAATGGATTTAAAGCATATAGGTCATATTGGCATGAACAGCCCGGACGCGATGATAAATGGGCAGAAGAGATGAAATCTCAATTGGGACAAGATCGTTTTAATCGTGAAATAGGCTGTGAATTTATTATTGCTGATGAGACATTAATTAATCCTAATACACTTATTATGCTAGAGGCTATAGAGCCTATCGACCGTATGGGTCAGGTACGTTGGTATAAAAAACCCACTAAAGGTAATATTTATGTGGTAGCATTAGATCCTAGTCTTGGAACAGGCAGCGACCCTGCTGCTATACAAATATTTGAAGCAAACACTACAGAACAGATAGGTGAATGGAAACATAATAAAACTGAAATTCCACAACAGATTAAACTATTAGCAGATATAAACAAGTATATTGTAGAGTGTACAAATGAACCTAACAATTTATACTATAGTTTAGAAAACAATAGCATAGGAGAAGCAGCACTCATATCATTAGCAGAATTCGGAGAAAATAATATACAGGGTATTTTCTTTAGTGAAAGTGGTAAAAAGCGTAGGGGTTTTAATACAACACATAAGGTTAAGTTAACCGCTTGTGCTAAATTTAAAACACTATTAGAAAGTAAAAAAATGAAACTACATAGTCGTAGTTTAATATCTGAACTTAAGACTTTTGTAGCAGTAGGCGGAAGTTATGGGGCTAAGGTGGGGGAAACAGACGATTTAGTTATGGCTGCATTATTAATTACAAGAATGCTACAGCAACTAACAGATTTTCACTATGACCTCGAAAATCAAATGCGTGACCACGATGAAATGATACAACCACTGCCCTTTTTTGCTGTTCTAAGTTAGGGTTTTTGGACTAAATATCAATATGTCATCTAAAGAAACCAAAAATTTAGAGTTATATGATACACTTAAAAGCAGAGGGTATGAACCTCGCGCATTGAGTGCTTCAGACGATGCGGCAAATATTAAAAATGCAGATTTGTTTGCTTTTTCATTTTTAAAGAATGGGCAGAGTTTTGGACCAGCAAGAGTAAGTATTGATGATAAGAACAATTTAGTTTTATATACGTCTGAAAGACTTGAAAACAGTCCGCAAAGTAAAACTAAGGGTAGTAATTATGATGACAGTTGGAACGGATTTACGAACTTTTTAAAAGGTTGGTCAAAACGTCATGGTTTAACCGGCTTTAAGCGTGTAAGTGATCAATACTTACGCTCAGATATGAGGAAAAGAAACGAAATGAAAAACAATAAATTAGACGAAGGCTATCATGCTATGGGTAAAAAGTTGACATATAGTGACAGTATTCCAACTGTTAAGATATTACTTCAACATACACGCCAAATAGAAGAAGGCGAACAACGTTATCGTAATATTAACAAAATATTTGTTGAAAACGTTAATGGTGAACGTTTTTTACTTCCAACTAAGCGTCCAGGCATTGCTAAAGTTTATGCACGCCATATCGCAGAAGGTGGAACCCCATACGATGAGCGCGGCAAACATATTACTAGTCTTGTCGAAGAATATACAAAAATGGCTGGCTTTATTCGCGCAACAAAGAACGGTCAGTTCAACGAATCAACACAACGTTTAGTTAATGAAGCTACAAATTATTATCAAAACTTACGTGAAACACTATCACATATGATTAGTATGCGTGGTTATAATAAGTACTTTGATAGTTATACTCCTGTACTAAACGAAGAAACAGACGATACCAATACGCTTAATGAACTTTTTGTAGAAGAAACATTAGACCCAAGAATAGAAAGTGTTTTGCCAATTCTAAAAAGATTGTCAAAGAAATTAAATGAAATGAATGAAGTCAAGGCACTAGAAGAATGGGCAGAAAGCATTACTGAAGTAGAAGATGAAACAGATAAAACACTAGCAGTCCCTGGAAAGGATATGCTAGACGAAATCAGTATTGCTACATTAAAGGGTGCGGAATTTGGAGCAAGTGATAGAATTAAAAAATTTGAAAGAGAAATTGAAAGATTGAAAAAGGTTGGTGATAATGCCAATGCTGCAAAGTACGAAAAGGTTGTAAATCACTATAAGAATTTACTAAACAAAACAAAGTCACACCCAGGTAAAATGGATACGATTAGAGCTGGACAAAAATTAGGCGGTATGATGCCCGCTAAATTTAAAAATGTAGCAGAAAGAGTTGATGAAAACATTATGGAAACTGGATCAGCAAATTATCAAACAAATGTAGCTGGATTGAAGAAAAGAACCCCTCAGTTAGTAAAGTATATTGATATGGCTGACAATTTTATTCAACAACTCGATGATGAGGGACTTGCTAACGTTCTAAGTCATATTGGAGGCTTTTCTGACCATCCTGGTTTTTATAAGGATGGAGATCCATTTGAACATGCTGAAAGATTAGCAAGAAATGCAAGTGTAGATGTTACAGATCCAAAAGTTAAAGAGGGATTTAATGCTATTCAAAGAATTCTAATCTACTTATATCAAATACATGATCAAAAGACAGTATCACCCGACGGCAGAAAATATGTAGACGACAAACAAGGTTTAGATGTAGTAGAAGATGAAATGGATGAAGGCAAACTTGCCAAAGCAGCATTGCTAGGTCTTGCAGGTATAAATGAAGCACCAGGTGCAGAAACATTAGCCCATAATGATGATACAGAAGAAAAGAATTTAAAAGCATTTGGTTTGGCTGAAGGATTCTCTGACGTTGAAAAGGCAGCAGACACAGTAATGCAAAGTATGGGGGGTACAGGTAAACTCACCAAGAATGATATTCGTGACGCTGTAATAGAACTACAACAAGATATGGATGATCCATATAAGTTAGATGTAGAAGCCGTTGTTGATGTTGTTACAGATAGATTAGCAGAAAAAGGCATGATGATTGCTGATACCAATGAAGATTTAGATGCTAATCAGAAAGCAGCAGGCCAATTAGGCCCAACTGAACCAGTAGGTAAAAATGAAAAAAATCTACGTGGTAAATTAGTAGGCGCAAGCGAGAGCGTTGAGAACAAAGAACTCAACCGTATTAAAGAAATGATAGGATACAAATAACATGGCAAACACAATTAGATTCGCAGTTCCAAATCAAAAAGCACCTAGTGCAACAAATGTTGTTACTGACAGTACAGGTTATGCAGTATATGATCCAGTAACTACTGGCGTACCAAATGCACAAACAACTGTACCAGTTACCCCAGGAGTCGCAGTAGTAACAGGTAATGGTATAGATAACACTGTTAGCAGGTCAGAACAAGTTGATCAATTACCTGGCTTCCCAGGTAATGTTGGTACATCAACCGTAGGTGATTTCGCTAATGAAGAAACTGGTATAGGAAATATAAGATATTAATATTGGGTAAAAAGATATATTTTTTACACAACCATTGGTGATATATATTATTGACACGCTAAGATATTTGTTTATAATAAATTAGTGTGTCAAGTTGTCTCCGACAACTCGACTTTAACACATTTAGGCTCAACTTAGGCATACAACATAGGAGATTATATATGGCAAGTCTAGCAGATATCCGTGCCCGTATCGCGGCACAAGAAAATAAAATAGCAAACAAGGGTCAACGTACCCAATCAGATAACGCAATCTATCCTCACTGGAATATGGACGAAGGCACAACTGCCACTATTCGTTTTATTCCTGATAAAGACGAGAAGAATACATTCTTCTGGGTAGAGCGTCAAATCATCAAACTCCCATTCAATGGTGTAGTTGGTGATCCAAGTATAAAGCAAGTAATTGTTCAGGTTCCATGTGTAGAAATGTATGGAGATAATTGTCCAGTACTTGCTGAAGTTCGTCCTTGGTATAAAGACGAAACACTCAAAGAAATGGCAAATAAGTATTGGAAGAAGCGTAGTTATATCTTCCAGGGTTTTGTACGTCAGAATCCAATTGGCGAAGATACAACTCCCGCTAATCCAATTCGTAGATTTATTATTAGTCCACAAATTTTCACTATTATCAAATCAAGTTTAATGGATGTCGAAATGGAAAATATCCCAACTGATTATGTTAATGGTACTGACTTTAATGTTAAGAAAACTAGCAAGGGCGGTTATGCTGATTATTCTACTAGTAATTGGGCCCGTCGTGAAAGCCCATTGACTGAAGCAGAACAGGCTGCTATTGACGCACATGGCTTATTTAATCTTGCTGACTTCTTACCTAAGAAGCCTAGCGAAAGCGAACTACGTATTATTAAGGAAATGTTTGAAGCATCAGTTGATGGTAAGCCTTATGATGCAAATAAGTATGGCGCTTATTATCGTCCATATGGTATTGATGCTCCGTCAGGCGCTAGGCAAGAATCTACTGAACCTGTAAATGTAAGTAAAAATATAACGGTAGATGGACATGGCGATGCACATGAAATTGTAGAACCAGAAAGAAAAAGTGAACCGGTTGTAGTTCCTAAGAGTACTTCTAGCGATAAGGCACAAGACATTTTAGCGATGATTCGTGCCCGACAACAGAAGGCTTAATTTAGATTGGGGAGAATTTCTCCCCATTCTATTTTCATAGGAGAAATACCATGACACTACCAGACGAAAGATATCGTGCATTAAAGCAAGGAAAAAAATTATTAGAAGATATTTGTGATCCGGGCAAGACCCCACGTGTGCCTAGTATCGTCCGTGATCGTGCCCGTGGTGCATTACGACACTATCCTACCGATTGGGAACTTGATCGTATCGCAGATAGTTGTCCTGATATGCTTGACAAAGTAGCATTTAATGATAGACTGTTACGAAAGAATATTTTTAAATAAGGAGGGCTTGTGGCCAAACCATTTGATGTTAGTAAATTTAGAAAAGATATTACCAAAAGTATTGAAGGTCTTAGCATTGGTTTCAATGATCCTACTGATTGGA